TTGAAAGTGGTGCATGGACAAAAGGCGGATTAGAAAATTTCAAAAATAATCCAATTATTCTGTTCAATCATAACTACGATAGACCAATCGGTCGAGCAAAAGATTTACAAGTTACAGACAACGGTTTAGAGATATCTGCAAAGATATCTAAAGCTGCAGGTGATGTAACTCAATTAATTAAAGACGGTGTCCTTGGAGCTTTTTCTGTTGGTTTCAAAGTCAAGGATGCTGATTATATGACTGAAACTGACGGATATAAAATAAAGGACGCTGAACTTTTTGAAGTCTCAGTAGTATCAGTACCTTGCAATCAAGGGGCAACTTTTGGACTAAGCAAGTCATTCGATAGTATGGAAGAATACAACAAGTATAAGCAAACTTTTTATAAGGCTAACCCAGCAGAATCAGCAGACGCTGTTAATGTTGAGCAGCCAAGACGGGAGGAATCCCATAACATGGAGACAAATATGTCAAAAGAAAATAAATCTCCTGAAAGCAACTCAGAGTTCAATCTGGAAGAATTTGCTAAAAAAGTAGCTGCAGATACAGCTGCTGAAATTGCAATGAAACAGGCTGAGCAAAAAGCTGCTGAACAGAAGGCTGCTGAAGAAGCTGCTCAAAAGGCTGCTGAAGAAGCTGAAGTTCAAAAAGCTGCTGAAGTAGCAGATCAGGAAAAAACTAAAACTATAGTTGAAGCAGGTCTATCAGGAGCTGAAAAGCTTATGAATGATGTTGAGTCTAGAGTTAAAGAAGACTACTCTAATTTAGAGCAAGTCGTTAAGTCTTTAGAATCTCAATTAGCTGAGAAATCAGAAGAAATCATGAATATGAGAGAGTCAAAAAGACATTTCTCAGACAGACAAGGTCAAGGCGACTGGAAAAAAGCTTTTGAAAAAGACATCATTGATGCAAAATTTGCTGGTTTAGCTACTGGTAAAGGTTGGAACAGTGATATGTCCAAAAGCTTAATGGAAAAAGTTAACGCTCATTCAGGTGTTGGCGTTTCATCAGCTGACTTTGAGCAAATCGTTTCAACAAACATCGAAAGAGATATTCAAAATGAATTAGTCTTGGCTCCTCTATTTAGAGAAATCCCAATGACTTCTGCTAACATGATTATCCCAATTCTACCAGATGCAGGTTACGCTGAATTTGCTTCAGCTCAAACAGCTTCTGGTTCATCACCACATGGTAACTTAGCCCAAAGAGGCGACTCTTATGGCGCACCATATGGTGGAGTTGATTTAACAGAAAGAACTCTTTCAACTGTTAAATTAATATCACAATCATACTTAGGTAATGAAACTGAAGAAGATGCAATCTTACCAATTCTTCCTTTAATTAGAGAGTCTATGGTTAGATCACACGCAAGAGGTATCGAGAATGCTATCCTAGCTGGTAACCACGATAATGGTGTTTACACATCTGGCGCATTCGAAGGTCTATTAGCAGCTGCTGATAGTGACAACCACGAAACTTCTGATGGTGCTTCTGGTTTCGCAGGAACTGACGCAGTTACTGCAGCTGACCTATTAGGCATGAGAAAGAATATGGGCAAATATGGTGTTAATCCTTCAGACGTAGTTTATGTCGTATCACAAGATGTGTATTATAACCTACTAGAAGATGCTGAATTCCAAGATGCTAACTTAGTTGGCGACATGGCTACTAAGCTAAGTGGCGAAATTGGTCAAGTATTCGGTTCAAGAGTACTACTATGTGACGAATTCGCAACTAAAGCAGCTGGTATCTATGGTGCTGTTGCAGTCTACCCAAGAAACTATGTAATGCCAAGATTAAGAGGCGTTACTATTGAGTCAGACTACGAAGTAGCTAACCAAAGAAGAGTATTAGTAGCTTCACAAAGACTAGGCTTCACCGATTTAATCGATGGTGCTACATCTAAGTGGGCATTTGCGTACAAAGGAGCTTAATATTAGGCTTATGGTTTTGGTGGGTTGCCTTAAACCCACCACTTTTTAACTATGGCAGATTTAATAACATTAAGAGAATACAAAAACTTTGCGGGACTTACTGGAGAAAGTGAGAATGCAAAAATTAACGTAATTATTCCTGCTATTAGCCAAGCGGTAAAAACATACTGCGGCACAAGTTTTATAGACTATTATAGCACAGATAAAACAGAGTACTATGATATAAAAGATAAGTACACTAACGCTATAATACTTGATGAGAGTCCAATTGTGAGCATCACCTCTGTAGAAGAAAGAGAAAGTCAGTCAGACTCATATACGACTCTAATATTTGAAAATTCAGACTCAAGCGGAAAATACGACTACGTAGTAGATTATAATGCAGATACTATATTTAGAACTACTGCAACAGGAGACAAAATGTTTCCACAAGGAAGAAGAGCAGTAAAGGTAGTTTATAAGTCAGGATATTCAGCAACACCTGAAGATTTAAAATTAGCATGTTTTGATTTAGTTAAGTACTATTTAAAAGATGAAAGAAAAGCAAACTTATCTATATCAGGTGCACAGATACAAAATCCTGTATCAACAAGTTTAAGGGAAAATATAGGATTTCCTGATCATATTAAACGTATACTGGATTTTTATAAAATACATAAGTAATGCCTGTCAAGTTTAATCATAAGAAAGGCTCACAAGGAAGTCTTTTTGATTTTGTAAGTTATTCTAAAGAAAGAGGAGGAATAACAGGAGAAGTAATAGCACAAGAGTTTAGTAATGACTTAAGTACTGCTTCTAATACTTTAAGGGACCAAGTAGATAACATAATGATAGGTCAATTACTTGTACCAAATCAGTTTCTTACTAAATTAAATGCTGCCGCAGCAAAATTACTAAAAAGTAAAATAAGTTCAGGAAATATACTAACTAAGAGAACTCAAAGCGGGTTAAGAAATGCTCTAAATGGCCTTATACAAGCATTACAAGGCTCAACTGCAGGAGGTATGGGATGGCAAGTAGACCACGAAGAGCTTAATATTGTAGGAATTAGACTCGTTTATGTTTTAGAGTATTTAAGATATATAAGAGGAGAGATACAGCAAAATACAAAACAAAGAAAAAATGCAAGAGGTTTATCTGGACTAGGCGACACAGAAGTAGGAAGTTTAGAAATAGGAGGAGTGTCCAATACAGTAACTGCAGCAGAGTTTGACACATTAATAGCAGACTTTAAATGGTTGGTAGCTTCTTGTGCATCTTTAGAGAACGCATATAAAAGTAGTATATCTGTAAGTCCAAAAGATATGATGAAACTAACTAAAGATTGGTTAAAAGCAAATAAATATAATTTAGAAGTTTATAAAGATAAAGTTTTTAATGTAAATTCAAAAACAGACTTTAAGTTTAGATTAACAACAGAAGAGTTTAATACAGACATCAAAGGAAGAATTGAAAGAATATTAGGAAGACAAGCATCTAGATTACTTTTACAACCCATTAAGTCTTGGTGGGGTAGTTGGAGAACTCAAGAAGATGCATTTAAAAAAGACTTCTTTCCAGGCAGACCAAAAGATTTAATGAAAATAAAAGGTTCTAAGCAAATGGGACCTGAAATAGAAAATCAATTATTAGATTCATTCGATGGAAAAAACAGAACATATTCATCTAGTACAAAAGGTTCTTCAAAAGTTATAGAAAAACCACAGAATAAAACTAGAACAGAACTAAAAAAGGTAGCTAGAAATCAGGCACAAGCAGTTAAAACATTACAAGCCGCAAGTGCAAAAATAGCAAGAGCAAAAGTAGCTGAAGAAAAACCGAATGAAGGCATCAGTTTACTAAAACTTAAAAGACAAATTAATAGAAGTCTTGGAGCAGAAGTACGAAGAAATATGGGAAGACCTGCTTTAAGAAATCAAACAGGACAATTTTCTAATAGTGTAGAATTATTGAGCTTAAGAGATACAGGAAAAAATATAACAGGTGAATATACTTACACTTTAACAGGGGGAGGTCAAAGTAAAAATAAGACAGGAGTATATTCAACTTTTGAGAATTTAGGTAAGAAAAGGTGGCCAAGAGGATATAATCCAAAACCTTTAATAGCAAAAAGTATAAGAAACTTAGCTATGAAATATACAGAAAGAAAATTTACACTTAGGAGAGTATAATGGCGTATAGAACACAAAGAAAGAAGATAGCCGAAGCTCTTGTAAGTAAGTTAAAAGAAATTGATGGAAATTATCCATATAATTCAAATATATTTAATAATGCTGATTCACATTTAGTATTTTTAGATGAAATACAACAATATCCAAAAATATGTGTTGTTGCAGGAGACGAAGAAAGACTTTATCAACCTGGAGGATTTAAATGGAGATTTTTAACAGTAACAATCAGGGCATATGTAGATGATGCAAATGACCCTCAAGAAGTTTTGTCACTATTGCTCGAAGATATCGAAAGAGTAGTCGATGATAATGACATACTAGTGTATGACGATACAGTTTCACCAAATTTATCCACTGCATCTATGACTATTCAACAGATTAGTACAGATGAAGGGGTAATCGCTCCTTTAGGGATAGGTGAAATGATAATTGAAGTACGATATTAGGAAACAGGTAAAGCAGAAAATTCTAGCTGAACCCTTTCCAAAGTAAATATAGGAGATAAGCAAAATGGCTTTAAATCTATCAAGAAATACCTCGGTATTTGTCTCAACAGGTAATGGAGTACACGCAAGTGGTGGTTCAGTACTAAACTTAGACGATTTTACCAAAGGTACAGGATTCGTTGTCGGTGATGTAATTACTATGGGTACAACAAGTGGTAGTGGTTCAGGATTAAAAGTAATAGTTACTGCTATTGGAGTCAGCGGAGCTGTTGACGCTGTAGCAATTCCTAATAACTTTAGAGGAACAGGATATGAAGACAATGATACAGTAACTGCAACTCTTACCAATGGTGGAGCACTTGCTGGAACTGCATTTGAGGCAGTAGTACAAGGAGTTTCCGCTACTACGGCTCAAGGAAGTAGAACTGCAACAGGTCTTTTTAAAGGAAATGGAACAAATGCAAATACATTCAAAATTGGTGTATTAGATGGTTATAGCTTCTCACAAGGAAGTGACGCTACTGATATAACAATTAGTGAAGCAGGTTCAGCGCCAAGTAGAGGCTCAAAAAGATTTAATGACTCTTTACCACCAGCAGAATGGTCTTTCGGTACTTACGTAAGACCTTATAAGCATGGTACAAGCAGTCATAGATCAAGTGACACCCATGATATGTGTGAAAACATTTTATGGGCAGCTATTGCAGGTAAAGATATTACTGGAGGCGCCTTAACAGGAAATTCAGAAACTGCTATAAGTGTTGATTCAACAGAAGCAGTGGTATCTTTTGTAAGGTCAGACCATCACGAACTATTAAAAATGTCTATTTTCTTTGCATTAGAAAATACAACTTACAGACTAAATGAATGTCAAGTAAACCAAGCAGAAATTGACTTTTCAATTGATGGTATTGCTACTATCACATGGTCAGGCAATGCTACAACTATTGACCAAGTATCAACAGTTATAGAAGACCCTTCTAAAGCTTTGATCAGTACAAATGGAACTCAAACAACAAGTGACGCTGCAACTTACACAGAAGGATATAACTATGTAGATACAACTGCACCGGGAGATGCTGATTATTTAAGAAATAAATTATCAACATTAAGTCTGAGTCACGGAAGAAACAGTGGTAATATATTAGAAGTTGGTGCAACAGGTAATGATGTTAACTATGATATAAATATTACAGGCGGTTCAATAACTATTGCCAATAATATTACTTACGTAACACCAGAAACTTTAGGTCTTGTGGATGTACCAATAGGTTCTTTTACAGGTGCTAGACAAATCAGTGGTTCTTTAACAATGTATTTAGATACTAAACCAGATGGATCAAATAAGTTATTGTCTGACTTAACAGCAGCTACTGACTTAGTTAATAATGCATTTAATATGAGTCTATTTATGGGCGGCGGTTCTTCTTCAACTCCAGTAGTTAAATTTGCTTTACCAAAAGCTCACTTACAGATACCTACTATTGAAACAGCAGATATTATATCAACAACCGTTGAATTTGCTGGTCAAGGTACAAACCTGTTAACAGGGAATGAAATGACAGTTACATATAAAGGTTCAACTATTCATTCAGACTCTGCTTATGCAACAGACTATACTGTATAACAATGACAGCGTACAATCTACTTCGAGAAAGTAGTGTACACATCGTACACAACGGGAGTCGTTACTTATTAAAGACGACTCCTGAAGTGTCGTTCTCACAAACATTTGCGGAAGATGCATACGAAGTTAAGACTTTGCACGATCAAACAAAGATGTTTCAGGGAACAAGCGTAACAAAAGCAAATCCTGCGAACTTTAGTTTTGCAGTTCATCTAACTCAAGAGAAAGATGAATCAATCGTAAAAAGTCTTCTAACAGATTACGACACAAGTAATGGAGAACAATTATTAAAATCGTTTGACTTATATATCGTAACTGGAGAAAGCACCTTCAAATTAGAAGGTTGCGTAATTACTCAAGGAGAGTTTAATTTAGCAAAAGGCTCACCACTTATATTAAATGTAAGTGGAAATGCCAAAAAGCTAAGTAGAGTGGGAAATGCCAGCTATTCGCTTCCAGGTTCACTGGTAGGCGCCAGTTCGACTAGAACTCCCACCTTATCTTTGTTAGATGTAGAGGTAGATTCAACAGATGTACCTAATCTAGCAACCGCCACTTTACAAGTGCAAAACAATATCAATTGGACTCCTTTTGAGACTTTACAAAATAGTTTGTCAGTTACTTCAGCAAGTAATGCAATGTACCCGACAACTTATACATTAGGAGATAGAGTAGTAAGCGGAAATATTACACAATATTTAACAAGTAATAATTCTAGTACTTTTCAATCTTTTGATACTTCAGCAAACGTAGCAGTAAAAACCATAGTAAATGGTAGTACTTTTTTAAATGCCAATCTTACAGGTTGTATGTTTACAAAAAGAAGTGATGTTGCTGAAGCTTACACGCAGACTTTTGACTTTCGATTAGTTACTAGTCCTGCAAATTTAGGAACCATTATAACATATTAGGAGAAAATAAATGGATTTAAAATCATTACTGGTAGACAGTAAAACAACTTGGGTAGAATTCCCAGGCTTAGATGGGTTTGAAGTAGAACTTGCGAATTTATCTAGAAAAGAATTAGTAAACTTAAGAAAAAAGTGTACTACAAATAAGTTCAATAGAAAAACTAGAGCATTTGAGGAATCCTTAGATGACGAAAAGTTTGTAAAAGAATTTACAGAAGCAACTATAAAAGGTTGGAAAGGCTTAAAACTTAAGTATTTAGAAGATTTAGTTCTTGTTGATTTACAAAATAATGATGTAGAATCAGAATTAACTTATACTTTAGAAAATGCACAACACTTAGTAGAAAGCTCTTCTGAGTTTGATAACTGGCTCAATGAGGTAGTCTTTGACTTAGAAAACTTTCGTACTAGAGAACCAGGAAAAACTGTTAAAAAGTCTGGAGACGTATCTAAATAATTCAGACATAGGCATGACTAAAGACCAGTATCTCATGATGTGTGAGCAAACTGGAGAAGAAATAGAGTGGGAAAAATGTCCTCCTGCTTGGGAAGACTTTCCAGACTTAGTAATTGATATACTAAATATCTTCAACAGCTTAGGAGATAGAATATTTCCAGATATAGGTTATATAGGAAAAGATTTTACTAATTTAAAATTTTTAATAAAACATTACAATATACAAACTCAACATATAGATTTTGTATTTAATACAATACTGTGGTTAGACAGCAGAGCTATCGAAAAGTCTCAGAAAAAAATAAAAGCTGAGTATGATAGAATAAAAAGAAAATAAATGGCAGACGGAAAAGTAGATTTTACAGTAAACGCAACCGATAAAGGAAACTCCCTTAAAAAAACTGCGGATAAAACAAAAAAACTAGGTAAAGAAGTCAAAAATACTGGTAAAAATTATCAACAAGCAAGTAGAAATGCAGATTCGTATCATAAAACTGAAAAGTCTATGTATACTACAACGCTTAACAGTACTAAAGCGTTTTCTAAACAAGCTCAATCTATCGGAGGAGGTTCTTCAGGTCTTGTTGGTGCTTATGCTACTTTGGCTGCTAACGTTTTTGCTGCAAGTGCTGCTTTTCAATTTCTAAAAAATGCTGCAAGATTCGATATATTATCTGAGGGTTTAGAAGAGTTAGGAAATCAATCTGGAAGAACTCTAAGTATAGTTGCTAATAGTTTAAGAGAAGTTACTGGAAATGCAATTTCTGCAGAAGAAAGCCTAAGGTCAGCAGCTTTAGGTATTTCAGGTGGATTCGGACAGACCGAATTAGAAGGCCTAGCAAAAATAGCAAAAGGAGCATCCATAGCTCTAGGAAGAGATTTAGGAGATGCATTTGATAGGCTAACAAGGGGTGCAATTAAACTTGAACCAGAAATTTTAGATGAATTAGGTATTATGGTTCGTCTTGATGACGCGGTAGAAAACTATGCTGTTGTTTTAGGAAAGTCTGCTTCTCAATTAACTCAACTAGAAAGAAGACAAGCTTTTATGAATGCTATCCTTGAGCAAGGTTCAATTAAATTTGGAAACATAGCAGAAAAAGTAGATAATAATCCATACGATAGATTAGCAGCAGCTTTTAGAGATTTAACAAAAGATATAGGTAAATTTGCCAATATAACAATTATACCTTTTATAGAGTTACTAGCAGAAAATACTGGAATACTTATAGCTTCTTCACTACTTTTAGCAAGTACTTTTGCAAAACAAATGATTCCAAGTCTTTTAAAAGGAGGAGAAGCCGCAGAAACCGCCTCTCTTAGATTAGGAGCTTTAGCAGACCAGCAAAGAAGAGCAGCTGGAGAAGCAGTTAAAAGAACTGTTTCATCTTTGACAGGTACAATAGGGCCAAAAGATGCACAGAATCAAATTAAGTTAATTAAAGAAAGTAATGGACAACTTAGAGTACAAAACGATTTAATAAAACAACTTCAAAGAAGTCAAAGAGCTTACCAAGTACAAATTGATAAGGGTGCTGCTTTTGGTAAAGATTTAACTAATAAAGAGATACAACAAAAAAGAGAAAAACTAGCACTACTGGATGCAGAAATACTTAAACTTAAACAACTTCAAGTAGCTCAAAATATCGGGTTCACTTCTTCAGTAGCAGCAAATACAGCGGATATTCGAGGATTATTATCAGGTAGTATAGGAGATATTTTAACAGACCAATCAGGAAGAACTCCTATGGACTCTATAAAAGGATTGCCAGATGATTTTAAAAGATTAAGTGGAGAAGCAGGAGCAGCTTTTTCTTTATTTAAAGAAGGAAATGATGTTATTGAAAAAAATGGTGGAAAGGTTGGAAAGTTAAGCAAGCTTTTTGGCAATCTAAAATTAGGAGTAACAGCTGCAGCAGGTGGAATGAGATTATTTGGTGCTGCCCTTTTAAATGCTATACCTATTATTGGACAAATAATTTTTGGAATTAGTTTATTAGTACAATTCTATAAAAAGATTACATTTGATGAAAAGCAAGAAGAAATAAATAAAAAATTAGAAGATTATGAAACAATTTTAGATGCAGTAGCAGGGAAAACCGAAGAATATAATAGAGTATTAGCAAAAGTTGAGGACCCCTTTTTAAGAATTACACAAAGTTTTACTATCGCTTCTGGTTTAATTGATGAAACTGTTACTCAATTAGAAGAACTTATAAAATTACAAAATCAATATGGTAAAGAAGAAAAAAACGCTGCTAACTCAGAAGGAACTTTTAATTTTAATACAATCGATGCGAATTTAGAATATAATAGGCAAGCCAATGAAAATGCTATAAAAGAACAAGAGCGATTTGCAAGAGCAATGAACACAGCAAATCTAGAAGCATTTACTTTTGTAAAAAGACAAGATTTAATGAAAAGTCCTATTATGCAACAGTTACTCACATTAAGAGAAGAAGGGCCAAAAATAGTAAATGATATATTAAACAATACATTAGATTTAGATGATTTAATTGAAGCAGGAGATAATGAAGCTTTAATGAACGGAGTTTTAGAGGCTTTAAAGAAAACTAAAGAAGCGTTAAAAGATACTGGCCCAGCTTTAAAAGATTTGGAAGCAGCTTTCAAAGAGTCTGAAAAAGTATTTAGTGGATTTTTAAATGCTGCTTTTCCTAAAACTAAATGGGACCAAACTACAGAATCTATAAAAGCAACAACTAATTCTCTTGCTTCTGCTATACAAAATGTAGCAAAAAGCTATGGACAAGAGTTAGGTAATATAGATTTATCTAATTTAGATTTTAGTAATTTTTCTGATGAATTAATATCACAAGTAGGAGCGACTTTAGAAGGAGTTGGACCAACTCTTGAAAAATTTATCCCTACTAAGTTTGCAGACGCAGGAACGAAATTAAATCAATCATTAGAACGTAGAGATACTTTAGCTGCGTCTATAACAGAAAAAGAAGAAAACTTAAGTACTTTAACTGGTGTCGCTCTCGAAAGGGCTCAAAAAGAACTTATATTTTTAGAAGCTAAATTAAAAACTGAAAATAAAATCGTTGATGCAAATAAAAACTTAGTACAAGCTAGAGCAGCTGCAATTAAAAAAATAGAAACTGACTTAACACAATTACAAGAATCTGCAAGAACTTTAAAAAGTTCAAATGATATAATTGCTAATAGAATTAAACTACTAAGTAAAGCAGTAAAATTCGGAGACGCTTTAGAGTACAGTTTAAAGCAACAAAATTCAATACACGAAGCAAACGCCAATCAGTTAATAAAAGAAATTGAAATATTTGAAGGATTATATAACGCTTCAGTAAAAAATGGGGAAGCAGATATAGAAATTGCTCAATATTTATTTAAATTAAGAGCTGACTTGAAAAAGCAACAAGATAGTATATTGACTGTTGAACAGATAGAGCTAAAAATTAAACAAGCAAAGATTAAACTCGCACAAGAAGAACTTAAATATGAGAAAGAAAGAAGAGAAGCAACAGCAACAGTCTTAGAAAATGAAACCAAGTTACGAAACTTTAGAACAGGAGCGGCCTTAGAACTTAATACCCAACAAACTTTTGAACAAGAACTTCAAGCAGCAAAAGATAAAAGAGATTTAGCACTAGAAGAAGCAAAGATTAAATTTGAACTTCTAGATATTGAAAAGGAAGTAACAGCAGCAAGACTTACATTACTGGCAGCACAACTAAGAGAAGCAGGTAAAGAAGATGATGCAGTAAAGTTAGAAGCAGCAGCAGCAAGAGCAAATACTAATATAACAAGAGCTCAAACATCAATGCAAGCAACTATTAATGCAATTCGTTCAACTTTTGAAGTAGAAATAACTTCAGCATTTGCAAATTCTCTTTCAAGTACAAATATGGGGTATGTTTTTGAAAACTTAGCACAAGTAGTTGCAGAAAGAAGCTCAAATGCTTTTGAAGCCGCAAGGAATAAAGTTTTAGCGGAAGGGGGAACCCAAGAAGAAGCAAACAAAGCAGGAGAGACAGCCAAGAAGGAAGCAGAAAAATTAACTTTAGGAGACTTCAAATCAGTAGCTAGTCCTATGATAGAAGAACTTAAAAAGCTAGGACCTGAAGGGGAATATGTTGCAGCGGCAACAGAAGGAATATTTTCAATAGCAAGCGCTTTTGCAAGTTTAAATGATGGAGCGATTACAGCAGGAGATGCTGTAAATGCTGCTATGACTATAATGAGCTCAGTAAATAATGTTATGCAATCATATAGTAAAGCAAGAATTGCAGAAATAGATAAACAAATAGAAGCAGAACAAAAAAGAGACGGCAAATCAAAAGAATCTCTACAAAGAATACAACAAATGCAAAAGAAAAAAGATGAGATAGGTAGAAAAGCATTTGAAATGGATAAAAAGATGAAGATTGCTACTACAATTATGAATACTGCAACAGGTATTATGCAAGCTTATGCAAATTATGAACCTATTACTGCAACTATATTAGCTGCAATGATTGGTGCTTTAGGTATGGCCCAAATTGGAATTATTAAAAAGACTCAATATCAATCAACAGCATCAGATACTGGCCCTTCAGCGAATACAGCACTTACTATAGGTAAACGTTCAAATGCAGTAGACGTATCTAAACAAACTACAGGTGGAGAACTTAACTACTTAAGAGGAGGCTCTACAAGCGGAACTAATCTCGGCGGGGCCGGAGCAGCTATGGGTAGAAAAGGCTACGCAAATGGTGGAGAAGGTGTTGTAGTTGGAGAAAGAGGCCCTGAGATTATTACTCCTGCAGACCCAGTAGACATAACACCAAACTTTGCACTTGGCGGAGAAACAAATGTAAACTTTACAATCAATGCAGTTGATGCAGCCGGAGTAGAAGACTTATTAGTAAATCAAAGAGGAAACATTATAAGAATGATAAGAGAAGCAGCCAACGAAAATG